CAGCAAACTAATTTTGTTGTTAGATCGGAGCAAGTTGTAGTAACGGCTATTCTTGGTGCCATTGGTTTGCTGTATCGAATGAACGGCACTAGAATGATATTTACGATTGAAGGTGATAGATTGCTTTATAGGATTAAGACATGACATGCCAAAAAGCCTTTGAAGTTTATTGTAAGCGCGAAACAGAAGATGAAGTTTTAACGTTTGATTTCTCTAGTAGATTGGCTGATGTAGAATTGTTATCAGGTACACCAACAGTAGTTGAAACGACAACAACTGATTTAACAATAACGAATATTGCTGTTAATACGGTAGAGCTTAATTTCGATGGTTATATTATTCCAATCGGTAAAGCTGTTCAATGTCTTGTCGCTGACGGTGATGTAGGAACAGAAGATAAAGTCACCTATGAGTTAACAGTAACTATTTCAACCGATTCAACCCCTTCACGAAAATTACAAGGTTTAGCTGATCTTGAAGTAGGAAAAGGATAATTTATGTCTTGGTATAATCCGTGGAGCAAAAGTCCTGTAATAGAAGAAAAATCTGTTGTTATCGGATTGAATGATGAGCTATCTAAATTTCTAATGTTTGGTAGAGAAAATGGCGCATCTGCTTCATCTGCTATTTCATTATATGAAAAGTCTACTGCGGCAAGCATTCCAATTAATTGGATATCAGATTTATTTTCATCAATTATTCCGGTTATTGAAGTTGATGGTGAAATTATACGCCAGCATCCTGTATTAGATTTGTTAAGTACACCATCACCTTATTTTTCTAGAGAATTGTTTTTTGAGGTTATCAGTCGTGATTATCTTGTTACTAATGAATTTTATCTAGTTGGTTTAGGTGGAACAAAAAGACCACCATTAGAATTGCAGCCAATTAGCCCAAAATATATTGATGTTCCTCAAGGTAATAGTGGATTGCCATCAGTTATTTATGTTGGTGATCAATCGTTAACAGGAAATTATTATCCTGAAAAGATGGGTCGAGAAATACGATATTACAACGGTGATTTTTTAGAAATTAAACAGGTTCGTGGATTCTCAACAAGGAATAATTCATTACTTCGTGGTCAATCTTTATTATGCCAAGCATCAGCAGAAGTAAGGCAGCATATTTTAGGTAGTACGCATAACACGAGCCTATTAGAAAATGGTGGTCGATTATCATTAATATTCCATTTCGATCAACATTTACAGAATAAAGAATTTGAAGAAGCTAAGCAGCGGGTGCATGATAATTATGGTGGCGCTAACAATGCCGGTAAAATAGGTGTGACTGCTGGCGGCAAGTTGTCGATTCATGAGGCTGGAACATCTAATCGTGATATGGATTTTTCAACTTTACAAAAGATGGCTAAAGAGGCGTGTGCATTACAATACAAGTTCCCATTACCTTTGTTAACGGTTGAAGCCAGTACGATGAATAATTACAAAGAATCAAAATTAGCTTTATATGATGATGCTGTGCTGCCATTAGCTAATACGATATTCGCTGGTTTAACTCGCTTCTTAATGCCTCGATTTGGCCTTGATCCTGCCAAGGTTAAAATAACTTATGATATTGATCATATTACGGCGTTAGCTTCGAGGCGCATTGATGAATTAGTTAAGCGTAAATCATTAAATATTGAAACAGATAATGAGTTGCGCTCAATGATTGGTAAGGAGGATTACAGCGGTGGCGATGTTAAATATCAAGCGGCTAATCTCGTTCCTTTGGGTACGAATACATTAAGTGATGATCCTGAAATAATTGATGATGATGAATAATGTCGAGAGAGCAAGCCCTAAAAGATTTAAAGGCTCAAATTCGATTAGAAAAGGAATTAAGGCCAAAACTTAGAAATTATTTCTCAGATATATTACGTGAATATAAAGCTAGTCAATTAAATTCTGGAACTAGATTTAGTTTAAACGATAAGGAATTAGATTTAGAAGAGATATTAAATGAGCATTCGGAAAAGGTCGTTGATAGATTTAGTGATTCTTTCGATCATATGTTAGATGAAGAAACGGAATTAACTTTAGAAGAAAAAACCGGCATGGCTTTATTGTTGGGAATGTTTATTAGAGAGCAGTCGAAAAAAGCAGCAAGGCAAATAACAACAACAACTGCTAAAAATATTATACAAGCTGAGTCGATTGCTGATGGATTGTTAGCACAAAGTTTAATTGATGGCGAGTCTGTTGGTAGAGTTGATCGAGTATTAAATACAACGGCAATTTTAGCCAAGAAATTTAAGTCTCGAATTAAAACGATAGCAACAAGTGAAACACAGTTAATTGTTGAGACAACGAAAAATACAATAGCCAGTACGATAGCAAGGGAAGCACCTTATATTCAAGGGTTACAAAAAAGAGAGTCTAAGGTTAAGAAAACTTGGTGGACTGTAGGTGATGAGCGAGTTAGAACGGCACACGTTAAAGTACATGGGCAAACAGTACCAACTAACGAGCCATTTATAGTAATGGATCAAAGTTTAATGTTTCCAAGAGATACAAATTTAGGCGCAACTGCTGAAAATGTAATTAATTGCAGATGCAAAGTAACTTACAACGAAGATGATTTAATTTCAGCAAGAAAGGCAGAGGGATTATGACTATAGAAACTAAACAACTAGGCGGCACTATTTTAGAAGTGAAGGTGCAAGATAGAAATGGCGTTCCTGTTGGAATTATCAAAGGTTATATTGCAACATGGGATTTAGACCGTGGCGATTGGTATTATAAAGATCAATTTGTAAAAGGTGCCTTTCTTAAATCTATTCGAGAACATAAAAAAAATAACAATCGACAGATCAGATTCAAAGATCATCATGGCCGTACTGTTGGTGGCTTTCCGATTGAGAATGTTAAAGAAGATGAGGTTGGTTTGTATGCTGAGGGGGAGGTAAATTTAGAAGTTCAACAAGGTCAGGAGCTTCATTCGCTGGCGAAACAAGGTGTGATTGTTGAATTTTCAATAGGGTTTGAAATTGTTGTTTGCATGAAAGATGAAAAAACAAAGATACGAACAATTACAGAAGCTAAAGTATGGGAAGGTTCGGCAGTAGATGAGCCTATGAACCCTAAAGCTGTAATTACTGAGGTAAAAAGTAATATGAAAATGGCCGATAAATCATATGAATGGAATCCTGATGAAGCAATCGAGCGAATTAAGGAATTCACCAAGTCTGAATTAATACCTAGTGAAAGCTATGGTTCAGCATTTGTTTTATTTTCTGGTGATGTAAAATTATTTGATTCCTATAGTTTACCAATAGTCGATATCATTGATGGCGAAATGACAGTTATTCACGATGCCGCTATTAAGGCTGCTGAGATTATCCAAGCAATCGAAAATGATGCTGAACGAAAAACAGCAATTAATCGTTTGAAGCCTATTTTTGATGAAAATGAGATCGAATTTCCTATTGAAGAAAATGGAACATTTACGGTTACGGAAGTTAAAGGGATGACTATTCGAGAATTAGAGAACGCATTATCCGGTACTGGATTGTTTTCTAAGAACGCATCAGCTTATTTAGTGTCCAATTTAGAGCAAGATAAAAGCCTTTATACATTGGAAGAAGCTAAATTATTAATAGATTTGAAAGGGTTAAAAAAGAATCTATCTGAAACGAGTTAACCCTTGTTATATTGACAGATTAATATTTATACACTAAAATTTTTTTGAACAGTATGAAGTAGTGGGATGCTATTTTATGAAACTTCTTAATTTTAATTTAATGAGGAACATAAAATGCCAGAGCCAAAAACCGCTACTTTGGAAGAGATTCATAGCGCAGTAAATGAGCTACGGACAGAAGTAGAAAAAAAGTCTGTTGATCAAGAAAAGATCGACAAAATTAATACCTTTCTTGATGAGCAAGAAGATTTAAATCAAAAATCACTGATTGCTCGAAACGATCTTGAGTCAAAAAACTCTGATTTCCTTGAGCGTATTGAATCGATGGAAGTTGAGTTAGCTCGCAAAGTCGCTACTGGTGAAGAAAAATCCTACCGTGATGCACCTGAATATAAAGCTCTACAAGAGTTATTAACGAAAGGTGAAATACGAATCGAGACGGAACAGAAAGCCTTGTTG